AGTAAGAGCTTTGCCATCCACATTGGTAACTTCTTCTTCAGGGCTATATTGGTCAGACTTAAAAAGAATGTCCTCAGCCCATTCGACTATGTTATCCACCTCATTAGATTTACTTTGAAGATCATTAATAGTTTCAATATTACGAAACGGATTATTTTTAACTTCAGGTTTTTGTAATTCTATTTGTTGAGTTTTTGCTTGGACAGCATTTAATTGCTCTTCTGCCGTTTTCCTCTTAGCGGTCAATTCTGCAATGCGTGATTGCGCTCCAGGGATTAATTTTCCCCTGAGAGCCTCCAATTCTTCATCCGAAAGACTTTCTAAGTTCAACTGTGAAAGAACATTTCCCTCCGAAACACTTTCAGTTGGTTCTATAAGGGGAGCTTGCTCCTCACTCATTTCACTCACTTCTGGTATTTCTTCGGTAGATTCTTGATTAACACTTTCAGGCTCATCTTTGGATTTCTCTTCAGGTGAGATAGTCAGTGCATCACTGCGTTTCAAGACGAACTCTGACGCAGATATATTAGTATTTTCCGTTGGATTTGACTCGGCCTCAACGTCAGCCGTAACGATTTCTTGTTCCATAACTGTTTCCACTATTTTACGCCGAGTGAAGGCGAAGTTTGAATATTAACATAGTTTATAAAAAATCTTTATGCCTTTTTTCTAAATTTTCCCAGGAACACATTTGCAGTATTTGGTCATAAGAAATAATACGACCAGACAGTTGCTGCAGTTTGTCTGTAGAAGCCTCGTGCATATCTAAGATGCACTCCTCTCTCAGAGATTTAACCACATTTATAAATCGAGCAAAATGCTCATAGTTGGATAAAACTCCTATATCCTCCTGTAGAGATGGTTTATTTGGCATGTTTCTTAACCATATTTGATAATTTTTTAGCCCTACCCTTTACCTGGGTAGCCCATAAGCTGTCCATCATTTCCTTGGAAGCCTCATTATAATCCTTTTTTTCAAGAGCTTCACGCGTTTTTTTAAACTTGAACAGTTTATTTCTACCTAAGTTAAAAGACATATCAATAACTGCCTTCTGAACATCACGTGGGTAGGAAGTTAAACCTGGTAAAAATTCTTTGGCATCCTTGTAGGCTATACGCAAACTATGATTATACATTTGTCGTATCTCTTTGTCTGACAACTCCTTACCTTCAAAAACCTCCTCGGGATCAATATCAATTGAACGAAGAAAATCCTGATTATTTTCCTCTTCTAAATTAAAACCTATACCAATTGTTCTCACTGGTTTTTTCCCAGATTCATCAATATACATTTTGTTAAAATAACCTTCGTGTCCTTTAATCTGGGAATACAAATCATTAGAATATGAAATCATTTCAGGACTGCGCTTACTTTTAGCGCGATCTTTAGCAAACTCCTGAGTTGTTACCGTAGAGGACATGAGAAATAATAGACTTAAAAATATGTTTATGATTGTATAGCTTGAGTTTGCACTCCGCCCATTTGAGCTGGAGCAGTGCCAATTCGACCTATTTGCGCGTTCTGAGCTTGCTGCATAGCGAACTGATACTGTCCCATATATTTCTGCAACCTCGCTGCAAAAGCTTGGTCTGATTGCAATCTCGTAGCAATATCAGGCTGTTGGACATAACTCTGCAAAATCTGCATAGCAGCTTGAGCCCCATTAGGGCGAGCAGGCATTTCAATACCCGCATAAATTTTTGATAAATCATCTGTAATATTGTTTAATAAATTATGTTGTGATTCTTCAATTGGTTGCAGAATGCTATCTGCTAACATAGGATCTACTGCAGCCGCAACTGCATTAATTAAATTATCAGGATTAATGCGACCGTTACGATCCATCTGCATTAAAGACACCATTTGATTAAGTTTATTTTCCTGTTTTTCTGGGTCTGTATTTAAAACATCATAACTGATGTTAATATCATAATTTTCATCGGGATTTCCTTTGCTAAATACTTGAGGATCAGGAACTCCCGTAACACGGAAAAAGATAGAGTCAGGACCGAAACGCTGGAAACATTTGTAAGCCATTTTAATTATATCGGCAGCATGAGACAAAAACTTATCTACCAAAAACTGTTTTCTTATCTGACTGATATTGGTCCCTTCATCCAGTCCTACCAAACGATCAGCCAATTCTTCCATGTTCGTTTCCATTTCAACACTCCCATTATTAAATGCAGGTGCTGGACCGAAATTAATATCTCCCTTTCTCCTGTAAGGAATCATTCTTCCTGGTCCCCAGTCACTCGGAGCTTGTCCCACTGGGTGCATGATAGGTGGAAGGGTTGCTAGGCTATTTCGATCATTCCTGGAATCTCTCTCCACTTTAATCGTATTTTGAATGCCGCGCAAAAGATCAGGAATTGTAGTTGTGTCATACAATCGCTTGCTGTCCTCTGACAATTTGGTTACCACCACTGGATAATCTTCATATCCATTGAGCAACTCAAACTTTGCATAACCTGGAACCTGTTCATTGCCATCAAAGTCACGATGAAAAACAGTGCAATAAATTCCTTCTGAACCATCTTCCTTATCAATTAACCGCTGATAACCATAAACAATTTCGATGAGTTCTTCAGCCTCATAAGCATTATCTGTTAAACTTATGCTGCGCCGACCCTCCTGTTCCCTCTCAATCGAATTAATGTTTACTCCGCGATAGCGTTCGATTACAAAGTCTACAAAATCCTCATCCCATTCATCAGTAATTATTTTGTTCTGCAATTCCTGGGGTGTGTAATAGGTGCGCCAAAAACAATAAGGTGCTCGTTGCGGGTCAGTGACATAAGGAGGGAAAACAAAATCTCCATCAGGAGCTAGGGTTTTAACCTCTGGACAATTAACCTGTCTACGAACAATAGGGAGTTCTGCAAACCCAAATTTAGACAGTTCTTTTAACGCCCGTTTTGCCCTTTTAGAAGTGACACCATTAAAACTAGCCTGCAAAAGATTGAGAATAGTCTCATCTGGCTCTCCACTGGCTATTTTTTCGCCAATTTCAGGGTTAATAGCTGCAATTTGCTCCAAACTAAGACGCTGTAAAAATGTGCGATCTTCCCTGTGCCAGCCAACATATGTAATCAAAATGCCCCTTTCGAGCAAATAATTTGCACCTAACTCCATTTCTTTTTGGAATCTTGGGATGTATCCAGAGGTTATCATCCATTTTAAGAAATTTGTAACCACTTTAGATCGTGGAACATCTCCCACCTCTATGGGAAAGGCTCGGATATTAGCCCGATTGAGTGCTGATATAAATAAAGAAACCAATCTTGTAATTCTTTCATCAATTGTGTGTGCCTCCATGTCTGAGGCTCCATCCCAAGGGAAAGCATCAGCACCGTGCTTGCGTAAATCTCTACTTTTACCAGGCCACCAATTGCGCCTGTCATCAAAGCTATTTCTGCATAAATCGAAATAGGATTCCAGTTCGTTAATCGACTGGTCATAGGAATAACGTAAAGACTTAATGTCTGGTTTTTCCCCAACATAGGTTAGGGATTCAGAAATACTATTGTTTTGCATTTACTTTGTTTTTAACAGATTGAATTACCTGTGAGACATACTGATCACAAACACCCATTTTATCACATAAATCTTTAGGCTTTATAGGTCTATAATCTCTATCGATGTTTTTTTTCAATATTTCCCATCCTGAGATGCGATCAATCTGTTTACCAATCCACACCTCATTAGTAGTAATATCATGGCTTGTATCTATAGGACTCTCCATTTTTATCTTCTATTTTTTCAATTAAAATATTTTTACCAAGTAATCTACCTCTAAATCTTCTCGGCACTATAACAGGAACTTTTAGGGGTATAGACCTGATATAAGCAAAAACATAATTAGGGTTTTGAGCATTTTTTAAAACAAATGCTTCATATATATCTGGAATTACCTCTGGAATGAAATTGTCCCTTTCCTCTCCCAAAATCTTTTGACCTTCCTCACTAACCCAGGTTGCGCGGTTAGTGCCAGTGAGCATATTACTCTCCAGACAAGCACTACAAAATTTATATAAATCGTCAAAGTTGGTGTCCCAATCTTTAACAATAGAAATTAATCTAACTTTTGGCATTAGTATCCTCCACTACTTCTATTAATAACAGCCATACTACGTTCGTTTACATGGTCAGGTCCCTCACCACCATTTGCCATTCTCAAATAGCGGATTAAGTCAAAAAAATCTTTTAAAGCTTCGTCAGATTTCCCACGTGAGTTATAATTAATCAGGCTATCAATCAAGTTTCCACAGTCTCTGTGGATAAAACACCTGGGTTTATTAACATTGTCAATGGGAATGTTAGGGTTGTAGTTGAACCAATCGTCTAATGCACGAATTCCAATTTCTTCCATCCGCCCATCAGAAGGAATAAAATGCATATTATAATCAGAAAACAATGTGAACAAATCATCGTTGTCCTCATTCTCCCTGGCAAAATACCTGCTATCCCCAATCCTCTCAAAAATTTCTATCCCCAACTCCTCCTCAATTTCTAAAAATAAATCGACATATCCCTCCACGTTATACCCCAACTTCTTAGATGCTGGTCCCAAACGCCATTTAGGATCTCCAAATAAAGCCCACTCACCATAAGCATTTCGGTCAGGCCACTCTTTCAATATATAAATGTCCCCTGTCTCATTAACAGCAGCCCATAACGCAGTGAAGTTTTTTGCTCCCGCAGGGTCAACCACATGATAGCATGTATAACGCTTTTTTGAAAAATGTTTAGGGAAAACCATCTTATGCTTATTAGGCACTTCACTCAATACATTAACCTCAGTGTTAAACAACGGCAGTAGAGAAGTCATGCTCTTAACAGGCACTCCATAAGCCCGAACCAAAATTTCATCGTCTGGCCGACCTGCTAAATCCTTTGCTATCCGATCATATCCCCCAAATGGATTCTCGTCAGAATGTAAATAGATGACAGAAGCATCACGCTTAGGACTATATTGCCTAATAGGAACCTGCTTGTTTTTTAACAATGAAGCTGCTCGCGTTTCTAAAATTTCCGCACCCTTCAAATATTCATTAATAAATGGTGTGTAACCATT